ACTAAAACTAAATTATTTAGTATTGAATTACTTCAACAGAAGGCGGTAAGAAAAGATTCGATACCTCTAAAGTCAAAGAATACATTGATCCATTACTAGGATAACGTCTACGGTAGACTTTTTCAATTACAGCAAAACCATAAATATTAGAACTTAAAGCATCTTTAATGAAATGCTTGAATGGTTGATCCATATCGTTTAAGCACTCATTGATGAACTTAGTTCTTTCTAGTTCTTCTGGTGTAGCATTAATTGGAGGAACTACTCGCCAATCTACTTTTGAAATTAAGTTTTCGTATAAAGTCAAGCAAGCATTAATACTTGTATGATAAGACATTTGCTTATAGGTATTGATACTACTAGGCCAGTTTAATTCTTTTTTGATTTCATCGTAAGAGACACCATTAAAGATATTTAAACCAGCATAGCCGATTTCTCCTGCAGCTTCTTTAGGTGGAGTTAAGTCTAGTACTGATGCAGGAACTGATCTATTCGATGATGTGTCTAGTGCTCAAGCAGCCGCAGGACTTATTGAATATAGATGTGTATATGTCCATAACTCAAATGCTACGTTAACATACTTAGGCTCTAAAGTATTTATTCAAACTAATACACCTTCTGCTGACACTACTGTAGCAATTGGTTTAGGAACTTCTGGTTTAAATTCTACAGAAGTTAGAAGAGCTAAAATGCTCTGTTTTACTGAAGGGATAGGCAGACTTTTTGATAAACCTATATTTAGATACCAGGCTCATAATGAAGACTTTTCTAAGATTCTTTGGCCTGTTAAATGGAATGAAAAGAAGTTCCGAGAGATACGCAGTATGTTCGTGGCGCAGGGCAATCCTGAAGGTTATTATCAGGAATACCTTAATCGCCCTATTGACCCGTTTAACACGTTCTTTAAAAAGTCTGACTTCATTGACTTTGACGAGAATGATTACACACGGCCTTGGGAATACGCTCCCACTTATCTTAGTCTGGATGGCGCATTTTCTACCAAAGAACGACGAGATTGGTGTGCTCTCGGGGTGGCAAGTCTTGACGAAACCGGAATGCTCTACATACGCCAAGTTATACGAGAGCGAATGGACACCAAAGAGGTCGTGGATACCATTGTCCGACTTCAGGAACGATACAAGTTTACAGTCGTTTTGATGGGCAAAGGCGCATATGAAAAAGGAATCGGACCCTTCTTGCAAGACGAAATCCGCCGTCATAATAAGTTCCTGCATATTGAAGCCCTTCCCGAAACTATTGACAAAAGGCTTCGTGCAACTTCTATTCGAGGGCGAATGCGAGTCGGAGGAGTCAAGTTTGCAAAAAAGATGCACTGGTATCCGGACTTTGAACAAGAACTGTTAGAATTTGATCGCGGGAAACACGATGATCAAGTTGATATGATGTCACTTTTTGGGATGTATTTGGACAAACTTATGACAGCACCGACACAACGCCAGATTCAAGACATCGAATATGATGACGAATTCAAGGATTCCCTTAATTGGGATTTGGGTCGGTCTGAGATTGCGGGATATTAATCAATGGCAACAAAAGAAGAGTTTGCTTCATACATAGCCAAAAAGAACCTAAGTGATGACATCGACCCCGCATCTTTGGTGGAGATGGGCCGGAAAATCTGCACTTGGTTCGATGAGGATATTCAATCACGCAGAGACTGGGAAGATCGTTATAATGACTATCTTAAACTGGCTGCTCAAGTTAAAGAAACCAAGACCTTTCCGTGGCCCAAAGCTGCAAATGTTAAGTTTCCTCTTCTTGCCACAGCAGCCCTTCAATTCGCGGCAAGAGCTTATCCGGCACTGGTTCCTGGTCCTAATCTTGTCGCAGGACTTGTAATTGGCCAAGACACTACTGGAAATAAGGGGGAAATAGCAAAACGTATTGGAAGACACATGAGTTACCAACTTATGTGTCAAATGAAGGATTGGGAAGAGGAGATGGATCGCCTCTGTTTTATCCTTCCAATCGCAGGTTGTCTATTTAAGAAAACCTTTTATGATCAAATGGAAGAACGAAATTGTTCTGAGCTTGTACTTCCTACGGAGCTTGTGGTCGATTACTATGCCAAGACTATTGAGACTGCTTCGAGAAAATCTCAAATTCTTTGGATGACCGAGAATGACCTGGTTGTTCGGGTCAATAAGGGATTGTTCAATGATTTGAAATATGGTGAAGCTCAAGGGTATAATCGGGTTCAAGATGCGAAAGATCAGATAGATGGAACCAAAGAGCCGTCCCGATCTCCTGCAACTCCCCATAAGATTATTGAATGCCATTGTTCCTGGGACTTGGATGGAGACGGATATTCGGAACCCTATATTGTTACAGTCCACTATGACACAAAACAAGTCGCCCGTGTTATCGCACGCTTCGATGCAGAAGGTATTGAAACAATACAGGACAAAAATGGTAAAGAACGACTTGTCCGGATTAAACCAATCGAGTACTTCACCAAGTTTGGGTTTATACCTAATCCTGATGGTGGTATCTACGATGTTGGTTTTGGCCTTCTTCTAGGGGGAATCAATGAGGCAGTCAATGCTGTCACCAACATGCTCCTCGACGGGGGCACTGTCAACAATCTCCAAGCCGGGTTTTTGGGTCGTGGTATTCGAGTTCGCTCCGGAAATACCCGATTTATCCCCGGTGAGTGGAAACCTGTAGATTTTACCGGCGATGATATCAAGAAGCATATTTTTCCCCTTCCTACGAAGGAACCGTCGGACGTTCTATTTAAACTGCTCGAAACCCTGGTCACCAGTGGAAAAGAACTTGCAAGTGTGGCCGAAATATTTGTCGGGAAGATGCCGGGCCAGAACACTCCCGCTACGACTACGATGGCTACGATCGAACAGGGCCTCAAGGTCTTTACGGCTATATACAAACGTATTTACCGGGCACTGGGCAAAGAATACGAAAAACTCTTCCGGCTTAATGCCATCCACCTTCCGGATGAAGTTCTTTACTTTACGATTAATGAGCCTGATGGGCCACAGTCGCAGGCCATTGTTAAGACGGACTACGACTTAAAGAACATCTCGGTTAAGCCAAATGCTGATCCGAACATCGTAAGTTCGGCGCAGAAGATGATGAAAGTGCAAAGTTATGGAGTACTTCTCCAACTTGGCACGATTAATCCGAAGGAATATTCCAAGCGGTTCTTGGAGGCCGTTGAGGCCGAGAATATAAGTGGGCTGATGGGCGCTGATCCACAACCAGGGCAACCACAAAACCAGAAACAGCCTTATCAAGCTCCACCTTCGCCAGATCAGCAGAAACTTCAAGCTGAGATGCAGATTAAGCAGGCCGAAGGACAGCAGAAAGCACAACTTGCCCAGCAACAAGCCCAATTGAAGGCATTTGAAGCGCAGTTGGATGCCAAGTCCAAAGAACTGGATATGCGGATTAAAGTTGCAGAGGCACAGTTGGAAGAGCGCAAAGCACAGTTGGAAATGATGCATACGGCCCAACAAGCCAAGATTGATCAGCAAGTTTCTATGCAAGAACACAACCAGAACGTCGTCCATACGCAACAGGACCACGAACAGGGGCAACAACACAAACAACAAGAGCATCAGATGAAAATGCACACGGCCAAGCAAATGGCCGAAGCAAAGGCGGAAGCCGTTAAAAAGGTAGCCGCCGCTAAACCAAAACCTAAAGAGGGCAAATAATAGGTATGCCGTTAATAGAGATCGACCCAGTTGATTATGAATCTTGGTTACAGTGGAAACAGAATCCAGTAACCAGACAAGCAGTAGCAGGACTGTTAAACAAGCGTAGTAACATTTCAGAGGACTTGTTGGAGGGTATTTGCGAAACCAATGACCAACGGATGGCCGCTATAGGGCGGTGCCAAGCTTTACGAGATGCAGTAATTTACTTGATCGAAGATTTCGATTATATAGAGAAAGAGGCAAAAGAAAATGCTGAAGGTATGCAAAACATGCCAGATGAGAAAGAGTCTAATTGAGTTCTATCGTGATTCCTCAACAAAAGATCATTTACAAGGAAGTTGTAAATGCTGCATTAAACAACGATCACAAATATGGCAAAAGAATCACCCTAAACACTATAGTAAATGGTATTTAAAGCATCCTCAAGAGATAGCCGCAAATGGTAGGAAGTGGCGACAAGCCAATCCACAGAAAGATGCCAAACGTAAACAAGCATGGCGACAGGGTCATCTAGCCGCTTGCTCAGAGTATACAATGCGATATAAGGCAGCAAAAATACAGGCACTTCCCAAATGGAGGAATACTTTCTTTATTGATGAGGCATATCAACTTGCAAAACTACGAACACAAGTGTTTGGATTTCCTTGGGAGGTGGATCATATTGTGCCACTCCAAAATAGAAATGTATGTGGATTACATGTTGAGTATAATCTACAAGTCATCCCAAGACGAGAGAATCAGAAGAAGGGAAATCGTAGTTGGCCGAATATGTGGAGTATTTTATGACATTACGTGCGATAGCCTTCAGGATATTAGTTAAACCTGATCCTGTAGAAGAAGTAACCAAATCAGGAATTGTATTAGCCATTGACAAAATTCAACAACAAGGAGCCACAGTAACAGGCACTATTGTTGATATTGGCCCGGATGCTTGGGCCGCATATAAAACGAAAGAACCCTTTGCAGGGCTTGTTCCTGGAGACCATGTGTATTTTGCCAAATACGCCGGTAAGTGGGTAACAGACTTTGAAACTGGCGAAGAATATTTGGCAATCAATGACGATGATGTAGTGTGCAGGTTCTCTGGTGTCTAACATCATAACCTCTTGGCGACCAAAACGCCGACAGGTAACTTATCAAGAACGGCCAGAAGGTATCCCTGAATGGGTGTATACCGAGGCCTTAACAGCCAAGAAGTTCTACAATGAGGAATGGGAGTTTTGGGTTTGGCAAGAATCTCTCACTCAGAATTGCAGTCAGGCCATAGCAGAGGATGCGTGTATCCGGGGTTTAAAGAAAGCCCTTGATCGTATCCAATACGTGTATGGACCTCAGATAGCAAAATGGTATATAGAATACCTCGATATGAAGGATATTTTCAGTAAAGTGAAACATCCCGAATATCAGCAAATAACTTTGGAGGGCATGTAATAATGCCACTAGATGAGAATCAAGGAACACATGTTCCAGGAGAAGGGGAAGCAAGTTCCCTTAGTCCACAGATAGTAGAGACTGCCAGACTTGAGAAGGCAAAAAAGAAAGGTTGGAAACCCCTTGAAGAGTTCGACGGCGATCCAGCAGATTGGGTAGACGCAAAGGAGTTTCTTGGACGTGAACCTTTATTTGAAGCTAACCGTGATCTGAAGAAACAACTCAAGCAACAACAAGTGCGTTTTGAGCAGGACATGAAAGTTATTTCCGCACAATTCGCTCAGATGAATGAACAAGCCTACAAACGTGCTCTGACTGAGTTGCAAGATCAACGTGATTTGGCAATCCACGAACAGGATATCGCCGCTGTTAAAGTGCTTGACACGAAGATTGATGAGACAAAACAAGCACACGTGAAAGCGGTGCAGACCACTCAGACTCATTCCCAAAGCGGGGAAACGGAGTATATGAAAGAGTGGAGAAGCAATAATAGGTGGTTTGACGAAGACCCAACCCTCCAGGATGAAGCCGTTGCTATTGGTGTCGGCTATATGATGAAGAATCAAGGGACTTCCCAAGAAAAAATGTTGGAACACGTTGCGGACAGGATCAAGAAAATCTATCCCGAAAAGTTTCCGGCTAAAAAAAGTCAAAGGACTCAAGAAACCGTGGAAAACGACGAAACCATAATCAAAAAAGCAGATAATCAGGTAGAGAAAACATCTCCAAAATTGGGGATTAGCGGAAGCAAAACTAAGACACTTTCCGTTGCTGATCTGTCCGATGTCGAAAAACAAGTGATGAAGACGTTCATTAAACGTGGTGTTTTGAAAGATATTGCGGCAAAAAACAAACGAAGCGAGCAGGAAGAGTATCTTGCCCAACTGGCTGAACGCCGGTAACTAGAGAGGAGCATATAAGATGCCAAGAGTAAAGAAAACTGATGACGCCCGGCCAAGCACAATTAATCGTTCAGGGCGTCCGAAACGTGTAGCAATCCATGGTTTGCGAGATAAACTGGTTGTTCATGGAGAAGAACCAGGTTGGCACTACTGCCTCGTCAATGACGAGAATGTATCATTATATCAGGCTGCTGGATATGAACATGTTACACACGAAGTACAAATAGGAGATCGGCATATAGATGCTGCCCAGGATGTTGGGGGAAATGTGTCCCTTCCGGTTGGAAACAACGTCACGGGTTATTTAATGAGATGCTTAGAGGAAGACTATAAAGAGGAAATGAAATTGGTGGATGATGAAACAAACGCCAAAGAACAAGCTCTTTTTCAGTCTTTGAATAGCAAGGAAGATGGCAAATACGGCGAAGTCAGGGTCGAACAGTCGAAACCCCTAGGCCGATAAATCTAGAAACAAGAATGCCAAGTAAACCTTCAGCTTGCACGAGAATAAGAATCAATCAATTGTTTTTAATTTTTGGAGGTAATTCGTATGGCTAATGTATCTCGTCCTTGGGGATTCCGGCCTGTCCGTCACCTGCAAGCTGCTGTTTGGAATGGCGCAACTGAGCTTTATGCTTTTAGTGCTTCTGATGCAACTGCGGCTTATAAAGGTGATCCGGTCAAAATCGACTCCACGTATGATACGACTGCTTTGACTGATGTTCTGGCTCCCGTGATTCCTTTTATCACGCCAACTGGATCAACTATCACAACGACTGTATTTCGTGGTGTGATTGCTGGTTTTGTCCCCCAACCCGAATACAACATGACTGCTACGGCGTCTCTTGGCACGATGTATCGCCTTGCGTCAACGGCACGTTATGCTTGGGTTGTGCATGATTACAATGTAATTTTTGAAGCGGAAGAAAGTGGTACGAACAGTTATGTTTCTGCTACCAACAATCCTGTTAATAAGTTGCTTGATATTACGGCTGCGGCAGGAAGTGCCACGACTGGTGTATCGGGATATACCTTGACTGGTGCGGCAGGTGGTGCAACTACTGATAAACCTTTCCGCGTACTGCGTGCTTCGCAACGGATTGATAACTTCAATTCCACTGCGTCGGATACTTCTCCCTACTGGCATTGGGATGTCATGATCTGCAATAGTGATCTGGCTACTCTCAAAATCGGTGTTTAATTAGAAAGGACCTAGAATATGGCTATCAACACTGGTTCATTCAGTAAAGCACTCTGGCCTGGGGTAAACGCGTGGTATGGTAAAGAATACAGCGAGTTTAAGGTTGAGTGGACGGAACTGTTTGATCAATTCACAAGCCGTAAAGCGTTTGAAGAAGATGTTGGTGTCTCTAGTTTCGGTCTGGCACAGGTAAAACCTGAAGGTCAGGGCGTGGCGTACGACACTGAAATTCAAGCCTTCATCACCCGCTATACGCACATCGTCTATGGCCTTGGGTTCATTGTAACTCAAGAAGCCTTTGATGATGATCTTTATGATGTAGTTGCGGAGAAACGTGCCAGAGGACTGGCGTTCTCGATGCGGCAAACGAAAGAAGTGGTTGGGGCGAATGTCTACAATCGTGCCTTCACGTCGGGTTATACCGGCGGCGACGGTTCGGTGATGATCGTCACTTCTCACGCAAATGCCATTGGTGGAACTTGGTCTAATAAACTGAGCACTGCGGCGAATCTCTCGGAAGCTGCGTTGGAACAGGCGTGCATCGACATTGCGAAATACACGAATGATCGTGGTTTGAAGATCAACGTGATTCCGCAAAAGTTGGTTATTCCTGTGGAACTCCAATTCACGGCGGATCGTATCCTGAAAAATACGGATCGTCCTGGAACGGCAAACCGCGACATTAACGCTTTGGTAAAACAAGGGCGTTTCCCTGGTGGTGTGGCAATGAATCACTACCTGACCTCGACGACCGCGTGGTTCATTCGCACGGACGTTAAGGATGGCATGAAGTATTTCAGTCGGAAAGACGACAGCTTTACGGAAGACAATGACTTCGACACTGAAAATGCGAAGTTCAAAGCCACCTCCCGTTATAGCTTCGGTTGGACCGACCCTCGTGCCGTGTATGGTACACCGGGTGTGTAATTTGTAATTCAAGGGTTTGGGGGCAAGGAGTCTTTGCGATCACCTCCCCCAAGACTTGCCTATTAATCCGTTCCTTCATGGCCAAGTAAATGGGGCTTGACTGCTGGGACTCCTTCCCGAGAAGAGAACAACAGGAGATTTGATTATGACTACAGTTTCTGATGGTTTGTTTCAATATGGTGGAATGCCCGTTAATGGTGCGGTTCCTCCGTTCGTAAGTCGTTATAGCAAGACGTTCTTTGTTGACCCCGTTAATGGCCTGGATGGGAATTCTGGGGAAAGTCCGAGTCAAGCATTCGCCACTCTGTATCGTGCGCATAAGATGTGTACGGCTGGTCAGAACGACGTTGTATATCTGATTGGCACAGGTGCTGCGGCGGGAACGGCTCGATTGAGCACCGCTAACGCAATCGCGGGAGATTCATCTTTGACGACTGGGGAGTTAATTTGGTCCAAGAATGCGACGCACCTGATTGGTATCGCGGCACCGGGGGTAAACTCACGTGCGCGAATTGCGAATCCAACGGGCACCTATACAGCAGCTACATTTGGTTCTAACGCGTTTATGACTGTAAGTGGTAATGGTTGTTATATTGCCAATATCTCCCTTACTCAGTCTTTCTCGACTGGCAATGCGGCAGAGATTACGCTGACTGTAACGGGTTCTTATAATGTGTTTGACAATGTGTTTGCCAGTGGTCCTTTGAGTGCGGCAGGCTATCAAGGTGCCAACTCACGGGCATTGAAGGTCTCGACCGGAGGGGAAAACATTTTCCTCGGAGGGCAGTATGGAGCTGACACAGTTACTCGTTCTGCTTTGAATGCCAATGTGGAATTTGCTTCGGCAACAGCCCGTAATCGGTTTGACAAGGTCATTTTCCCGATGTATACGGATGACGCTACGGCAGTCGGTATTCTTGGAACGGGCGCTGGATGTATGGACCGCTTCCAACTTTTTACAAATTGCTGGTTTATCAATGCGATTGAATCGGGTTCGACTGGGGCGACTGCTCTTGCAAATCTGACGAGTGCCTCTGCTGGTGGGATGCTAGTATTCGCCAATTGCAATCTCATAGGATTCACGAAATGGGGTGACACGAACGCCCTTGCACAATCGTATGTATCGAACGTCGGTGGCGCTGCTACTGATGGTCTGATGCTTGCGCCGACGTAATATATTGGATTGGGGGCCTTTGCGCCCCCTTTCCTTCTTTAACTTTCCAAAGGATTCACTATGCGTCCAATTTCAATTTCATATACACCAACACCTCTTGACGCAAATGATATTGCTCCCGCTGGAACTGGCGGAACCTCAGGCGTTGCTTTTGTGTTAGCTGCTGGCTGGATTTCAGGCGGTTATGATGTGGGTGACAGTATGGCCCACCAGATTACCATTGCCCCCAGTGGTAGCGTCACGGGCAGTTACATAATTACGGGCACCGACAGCGATGGTCGTGCTCAAACGGAAACACTCGCAACAAACACTACCAATACTGTTACCTCTACGAAATATTGGTTGACGGTAACTGAAATATTGGCCCCAAGTGGGATTGGGGCGGAAACTGTAACAATCGGATGGAATGGTGTAGCTGTTGGCCAAACTATTCCACTTAACTGGAAACAGAAACCCTTTAGTGTGGGACTCGCTGTAGATGTGACTGGCACTATTGATGTCACCGTCCAACACACATTTGATAATGTATGGACTGACAATGCTCAACCTAGTACGTTTAAGTGGTTCCCACATGCAACCATTGTGGCGAAGACTGCGGATACAGACAGTAATTATGCTTATCCCTGCACAGCTACCCGGCTTTTGGTAAATTCGGTTTCGTCCGGCGGATCAGTAGTATTTAAGATCGTTCAAGGAGAATAAGTATGAGTATCTCAGTCGATCCACGTAAAATAGAGAAACTCTCGCAACTTGAAGCAACGCTTGAACTATTGCAAAATCCCGACTCCTATATGGCACTATTGGCGGATGTCAAGATTACATTGAGACAGCTATTGGAAGTCTCTAAACGGTATTCAAGTATCGCTGAAGCAGACAAGTTTCTCCAAGAAGCTAAAGACCTGGTTGTTGCGGCAAAACAGGAAGCCAACAAGATTCTACAAGAAGCCAAGGTAGTAAAATCCGAGGCCGATCAGAAACTCAAAGACATGCTTTCAGATATTCAACTTCGTGCCATTCAATCTGCCAATGAGACCAAGAGATTGGGGGACCTGCAAAAACTACTTTCGTTGCAGGCCGAAACTCTCAAAACAAAGGAACAGAAAATTCAAGAAAAAATGGATGAATTGGCAACTATTGAGACAAAACTTCTGCAAGGTATGAGCAATCTAGAACAGCAAAAGAAAGACTTTAATGCTAAATTGGAAGCTTTGCGGAGTTAATTCATGAGTTTGATTACCATTCAAAAACTAAAGCGAAATGGTTGGCCAGACGATGAGTCTCTGTCTGAGATTGATGAAACCTTGCTGGAAAAATCAGTCGGACTATTGGATAACGAGAATGAACATACGACGTGGCAAGAATGGCGGCTTGATGGGAAGATTGTCAAGCGGGGTGCCCATGTGCGTCTGAAACGTAATTTAGTGGCAGATGCCATTGCGGGAATGTTTGGTTAGGGAGATATCGTATGGCAAACTCAGCAGGACTTTGCACCAGTTTTAAGGTTCAGTTGTTAAATGGTTCTCATGCTTTTGGGACCCAAGCAACGAACAGCGTGCGAACAGTCACGACAAAAGATACGTTTAATCTGGCACTATATGCAGCCACTGCTTCTTTAAGTGTGGCTACTCTGGTATATTCGGCAACGGGAGAGTTGGCTGCATCCGGAAATTATACGGCAAAGGGAAAACTTTTAACCAATGCTACGGCACCAACGTCTACAGGCACGACTGCTTTCTGGACTCCTTCAGCAAATGCAACCTGGACTGCACTAACGTCAAGTGCGGCTTTTGATGCTGCATTACTGATTAACAACAAATCCACGGATACAACTGAGTTGGCCATTGCGGTTTTCACATTTAGTTCTCAGTCCATCACTGCGGCTGACTTCACATTGACAATGCCTACGAACGATGCTACTACAGGACTTATCAGAATAGCTTAAATGGCTGCTACAATCTCGGACCTGGCAAATGCTGCGGATACCACTGCTGACACAGCATGTACAACTGGAGCGACAGTAACTGCTGCTGTTAATGATTGGCTTGTCGTAATCGCCGCCGCGTCTAATGATGGTACTAATGGTGCGGCGTCTATGACCACTGTTGTAGACAGTGACGGAGTAAATGTTTATACACAACGAGCACTCATCAATTATGATCCTGGGGCAGCCGGTGCTGGCGCGACACTGGGAATCTACACTTGTCGAGTAACAAGTGCCCTTTCCCTTGATACCATTACCACCAACTACTCAGTAAACACATCACAAAAATCTTGTCAAGTCTATAAAGTTGTGCCCGGCGCTGGAGAAATGGTTTCTTTTATTTCCGCCGATACAACTGGAGTCACGGGAAATTTAACGGAATACTTGGCAAATACTGTTGCTGTTACAAGTGGGGATATCATTTTTGGTGCTGCGGCCATCGAAACTGATGATACAGTTACAGGTGATTCAGACTCGACCAATGGAAGTTGGTCCTCTGTTTTAACACGCCTGGCTGATGGGGGTGCCGACGGCGCCACAATGTCATGTGTATCACAGTATAAAACAACGACAGGAACAGGGAATCAGGTATGGTCGGCCACCACTACAACAGGTCGTGATTCTGCCATATCATACTTAGTTCTTCGATCTGCCACAGTCTCTGTCGCTCTTACAGCGGCATTTACTGCAACTGGTTCAGCGGGAAGTCTTGCTGCAAGTATCTCAACAGCATTGTCTGGTTTTGAGGCCACTGGAGGTTTTGGCACTCTCGTTCCGTTCGTAAGTTACAGCGTGGCTCTTACAGGAGTCGAGGCGACTGGAAGTGCCGGAGCTTTCAGTTCATCCATAGTTGCAAACCTTGTTGGTTTCGAGGGGACTACAGCACAAGGTTCATTTGTGGCCAGTCTCCAAGTGAGTCTCCCAGGATTTGAATCTATAGGAACTGCCGGGTCTCTCGCGCCATCTATAACCACAAGTCTTGTGGGTGTTGAAGGAACGTCAGGACAAGGTTCCTTTTCTGCGAGTATTCAAGTAAGTTTAGCTGGATTTGAGGCCACAGGGTCAATAGGCACCTTATCCCCAGCAGTGCAAGTAACTTTATCAGGATTCGGTGCAGTAAGTGATATTGGGACATTCTCCCCCACAATTTCTTGCCCATTAGTGGGCCTCGATATAATTGGCGCAATTGGCACCTTAGTGCCTTCCTCAAGTGCGGGAGGACCTGGCACTTTCACCTATAACGGGGTAACAAAATTTAAGATTCTTGCCGTTTCAGTTCAGGCGGCTGACCAAATTAGCGGTGTTTCAATATCCTATTCACAAGACGAGACGTTATAACATGACACTTCAAACCACTACTCAAATTGCTAAAGGCACGGCTGATGTTGGGGCACTTGGCATTACTGTGGCAACCTTTTTCGAGATGCTTCCAAATATCGCTGCGCTACTGTCGGTATTTTGGTTAGTCCTCCGAATTTGGGCCGACCCCACTTTTCAACTTCTTTTAGAGAAAATGAAGTCTAAATTTAGGAAAGACTAATGAGCACAAGCGGGACAGTCACATATCGTGGTGATCGAGACACGATCATAAAGGGTGCCTTGCGCCTTTGCAGTGCCTATGATCCTGAAAACAGTGCCGGACCATCTACGAATCAAATTACATTCGGGGCCGAAGCTCTGAATATGCTTGTGAAGGCGTGGGAAGCCAATGGCCTTCAGCTTTGGGAACGTAAGTGGGGAGTAGTCTTTCCACGGGTCGATCAGGGCGTATATGTGCTTGGAAGTCCTGGTGCGGCAGGAGATCATGCCTGCCTTGCAAACCCTCTGGGCTACGGAAACTTTGTCAGTACGACCCTTTCTGCCGCTGCCGCAAGTGGGGCCTCTACAGTGACTTTAACGGCCATTACAAGTGAGAGTTCTACTGGGATTTCTGTATTTACCGCAGCTACAACCCATAATATCGGAATTGAGTTGGATACTGGTGATTTACAGTGGACCACGATTAATGGGGCACTTAGCACTAACACAGCCACCTTAACCGCCACTCTTACAGGCGCTGCTGCTGCGGGAAACCGTGTATTTGTGTATGCGACTAAAATGGTACGACCCTTGCGAATCCTTGATGGATATGTCCGGCAATTATCGTCCAATAGTGATATCCCTATTAATGTAATTCCGCGAGAGAACTACAACCGATTCGGGATTAAAACAAGCACAGGCACACCTGTGCAGCTTTACTATGATCCTCAACGGAGTGCTGGATACATTTATATCTACCCCGTTTTCTCCAATGTGGACCAACTACTTTATATCGAATTCCAATCCCCAATTGAGGATTTCTCAGCGTCAACGGATGAGTTTGATCTCCCACAAGAATGGGGGGAAGCCTTGAAGTTCAATCTCGCGTTATCCCTTGCTCCAGAATACGAAGTTACGGATACGAAGTTTAAGCAGATTGCCGCACTTGCCACTGCCTCCTTTGATCTCGTAAACGGCTACGATCAGGAAAATGCAAGTCTCTTCATCCAGCCACATCAAATGCTTATTGATTCGTTGAGGTAAGTAGTGGCTATCCAACGCAAAAAGAAACAATACACCGGGGCAAGTAAGGGCGGGGATGATGACATCCAGATTGCCCGAATTCCGTTTATTGGGGATCAGTTACAGCGGTCTAGCAGTGCAGCAAAGGATCAACGCTTTGTAAACGGATTCTTTGATGTCCGCAAGAATAAGGAAACCCAGAAATCCCACTACTTCTTTGTCAAACGTCCAGGCACCACCCAGACTGGGGGTACACGACCGCCTGCGACAAATGCCACTGGCCGTGGGTGTTATAGTTGGAATGGCAAACTCTATAGTGTCTTTGGTACTAAGATATATTCGGGAACAACTGATCTCGGAGTAACACTTAAAACGTCAACGGGTCTTTGTGGATTTGCTGAAACTCGTGCTGGAATCGGAACACAGTATCTTGGGATTAACGATGGTATCAATATATACCTGATTACCCTGGCTGATGGTATCTCTACGATTTCCGTCAAAGCAGATACAATTACCGTAACAATTGCTACACCTGGAGTCGTCTCTTGGGCCACACATGGCCTTGTTGCCGGGAGTCCTGTTGTTTTTAATACGACGGGTGCTTTGCCTACCGGCATTACAGCAGGAACCACCTACTATGTTTCCGCCACAGGTTTAGGAGCTTCGGCTTTTCAAATTGCTGCTACCCCCGGTGGAGCATCCATAAACACGACCGGAACTCAGTCAGGCACCCATACCGGAACCCTTCCAACTACTCGTGATTTGGAGTATATGGATGGGTATTTTTTTACTCTTCGGGCAGATTGTGTGGTTGTGAATTGCTCAGTGGATGATCCGACAACGTGGGCGGCAGCGAGTTTCTTGACTGCCCAAATGTATGGGGGAGTTGGAATTGGCCTCAAACGCCAGAACAACCTTCTTGTTATCTTCCTTGATCGGGTTATTCAATTCTTTTATGATGCCGAAAACACTTCGGGATCACCCTTGTCAAACGTCGAGCAGGCTTGCCAGCAGTTGGGATGTGGTTCGCATGACTCCATTGCCGAGCATGAGGGAGATATCTTCTGGGTTACCAACCACAATACGGTGGCTAAACTGACGGGTGTGACTTCCTTAAATGAAATCCAAAGTCCTGACTTACAGCGTTTACTCGACGCAGAAGGCACAGCCATCTCCAGTTCTGTTGGATATGTGATTCATGTGGGAGGTCGAACCTTCTATATTTTAAACCTTTCGACAGCCGGTCGTACATTTGTCTATGATATAGAGGATGAACTTTGGTTTGAATGGGAGGCGGCTGCGGGCGGGGCTGTTTGGCCCATTGTGGCCGAGACGATGCACTCGAATGCCATTCGGGTTCAACATGCCTCCAATGGATGGTTATATGTGCTGTCAACCACGATCTATCAAGATGATGCCGTGAATTTTACGGTGCTTGCTCGTCTGTCTCGGGTTGATTTCGATACCATGAAATGGAAGTTCTGCAAACGGGTTGACTTAATTGGGGATAAACAAGCCTCAACAACCAATGTGAGTCTTCAGTATAGTGATGATGACTATGGCACACTATCAACGGCTCGGACGTTAGATATGGCCCAAACCCAATGTTTTGGTGTCAACTTTGGACGTTTTCAACGACGTGGTTGGCAGGTGAGTTATGCCGGAGCCAATCCTCTTCGTTTAGAGGGACTTGAACTTCGCCTGAGAATTGGAGATTCTTAAAATGGCCTTTAGGCATACAATACCATTTCCTGTAATGGACGCTAAATTTATGCCGTCCTCATTGCAAGAATGGTTTCGTAAAATCACGATCTATATTGATAGTCTCCCAACTTTTGCTGCGACCGGCACAAGTGGTGGGATTCCCTTCTTTGATTCTGCCACTACCATTGCCAGTTCAGCCGTCCTTACGGCCAATCAGTTAGTTCTTGGTGGGGGTGCTGCTACAACGCCAGCAACTCTCGGAAGTCTCGGGACGACAGCCACCGTACTTCACGGAAATGCGGCAGGAGCGCCCACTTTTGGGGCTGTTGCCCTATCTTCTGACGTTTCTGGAACGCTTCCAGTTGGAAATGGGGGCACAGGGCTTACTACATTAACAGCACATGCTCTATATGTTGGAAATGGTGCAAGTGCTCCTGCTGCCGTCGCTGTTGGTGCCACAAATACGTTCTTAAAGGGTTCTACGGGAGCTGATCCGGCTTTTGGCACGGCCACTCTTGCTTCAGCAGATTTTGCTAATCAAGGTACAACCACGACTGTTTTACACGGGAATGCAGCAGGAAATCCAAGTTTTGCCGCAGTTAATCACAGCACTGAAATGACAAGTCTTCAAGGTGGAACAACCAATGAGTATTACCATTTAACCAGTGCTCAACACACCGATTTAACGGATGCTGGTGATTCTACTCTGCACTTTCATGCCACGGATCGAGACTTGGCAAATGCCACGGGACAATTGATTCTTGCTCGTTCCGTGCAACTAGCAATGTTTGCACACTCAATGGGATAGGATATGATACGTCTAACTGGATCAAATAAGTTACAAGTGGTCCTTTCTGGGGCAGCAACAGCCTCTAGAGTAACTGTCTCGTATCTTGATTTCTCAGCCACAGCAACATCTGGGGACAACCAATTATCGGTTACTAATGGGGCAACTCCAGTTGATATTTGCAATGCACCGGCGGCTGCTACAACTCGACAAGTCGATTTTATTAGTCTAACCGCTCTGGCGGCGATGACTCCTACGTTTAGTATTAATGATGGAAGTGCTAGAGAACTATTTACGGCGGTTCTTGCACTAGGGGATACAGTTTACTATACCCATGCCCAAGGGTGGAAAATTGTAGATTCTAGTGGACAACTTCGCTTTGTCATGCCCGGCTACCTACCATTGACCGGCGGCGTTCTCACTGGCGGCTTAACCGGCACAACGCTCGACCTCTCCGGCGCACTGACCTACGGCGGAGTCACGCTGACTGCGGCTGTGACCGGCACAGGGAACATGGTGCTGAGTGCAAGCCCAACTTTCACCGGCACAATCACTGCAGCGGCACTTACGCTGTCGAGCACGCTTACACTTTCAGGTACGGCAGCGAATATTGCTACCGGCGCGAACTTCATCAGCTACGGCGGCACAGATGCGGGGCTGTCGTTTGATTCAAGCAATAATGCGACATTAAGCGGGAATCTGGTGGTGAGCGGCGTAGGCTCACATGCAGTGGGTGGAGGAACAAATGCAAGAACACAATTTATTCTGACTGGTGCATTTACAGGAGACATTGCGACATACGGTTTTAGAGTTGCGAGCAGTTTAACAGTTCCAGCTGCCGCTGATGGCGCTGGATTATTGATAGACGCGACACTAATAGAGGCGTCGAGCGGAGTTCATGGAAGATTGGCCGGTCTAGTTGTTTCTCCCTCATTTACTAATGGCGCAGCAACATTAACTCTTGCCGCGGCAATCTCGATGGATGCGTTTGCGGCTCCGACCGGGACTACCGACGCATGTAATATTGATTTTGCTACAGCACTCCCAACGGCGGCTACAAATAATGGTTTTATGCGTTTTCCGGCTGACGCAACTGATCCAACTGGCGGCGGCGGAGCTGCTGCGGGGCGCGTTCAGGTAGTAATTGCCGGTGTCGGGGTCAAATATTTAGCCTATTACTAGGAGACTACATGAACCAACAGGAAGCAACAATAGCCGTTTGGCGAGCAATGCATCAGCAGATGGCGGATAACTTCGCGGCGGCGAGTGTCGAAACACAATTGCTGCGCGAACAAGTGCAGGCGTTGCAGGCAGAACTGGCTGAATTGAAGAATCCCCAACCCACTGATGACCCCAAATAAGTGTAATCATGCGGTCTACGTGGTTTAGGTCTGGGCAGTGGAATGCCATTTGTGCAGTATGTGGCTTTAAGTTCAAAAATACCGATCTTAAAATGCGGTGGGATGGTCTTTATGTTTGTAAGCAAGATTGGGAGATTCGTCATCCGCAGGAAATGATCAGACCAATCCCCGACCAGAACAAACTTCCGTGGACCCGTCCCGATCCGCCCACAAACGATATTGCTGGATCAGAGAGTATTGTTGGAACTACAAGTGGCGCTGTAACGGGCACAGTAACAGTCTCAGGTAGTGCGGTTATTTCCAGTTCTCATGTTGGAACTCTTGTTGACGGAACAAGTTCTAATATGATTATTGTTACGATTCCAATGGGGGTAACAGCAACAGTGACATTTGATTCGAGTATCCCAAGTGGCACCACGATAAAGGTGTTTAATGCAGGCACCCTCACTTATGTTGACAATTCAAGTGGCACAACTCTCTTGATCTATGATGCAGTCGGAGCTACCAGCGGAGTGTAATGATGGACTACACACGCTGGAAAGGTAATACTTGGAACGCGATCTGCGATCGCTGTGGCTTTAAGTTCAAAAATACTGAATTGCTCCAAACCTATCAGGGATTGATGGTCTGTTCTTCCTGTTTTGAACATAGGCATCCCCAAGAACTTATTCGGCCCGTACAAGATCAGCATAAACTTCCTTGGACCCAACCAGAAGGGACAGATATTTCAGTTGGAGACCTCTCACCACTTTATCTAGTTGCATCAATACCCGTTCCGGATACCAATAATACCCAAGTTGCTACATCAGACACAACCGTGATACTTCCTCTTTCTGGGGTCATTATTGTTGAGTCTGGGGCCGTTATCTCTAGATTGACAATCACTTCACCCCCTCCCTCCTCAGTCATTCCTCGGCCAACAACTATTAGAATTATTGTTCGGGGAATACTCATTGGGATTATTAATTCTACAGATATCTCCATTGAGGTTATTGTTGTCCCCCCTGGAGTCTATGGATTAACCTTTGGGGATGTGGTTCAACCAACGGATACTTTTGTAAACGATACTATTACACCAGCAGTAAGTTTTGGCACCGGGTATTATACAGGCACGGCTACAATTGCTCTTGGAAATAATCCTACGGGAGCAACTCTCGGTGGAACATTAACTCAAACGGCGACGGATGGAAGGGTCACATTCAACAATCTGTCGATAAATAAATATGGGCGCAGTTACACACTTGTTGTAACTGCCAATGATAATATTGATACTGTTACCGATGAGACTATCGCTTTTGATACGAAAGTGCAGTTGGCATTTATTGTCCAGCCATCTGAGGTGCAGAGAACCGTCTCAATTTCCCCTGCGATCGAAATTGCGGCTTGGGATGTAAACAACACCATCGACACTTCTTACACTGGAAATATTACGGTTGCACTTGAGGCTAACCCAGGTCCATCCACATTGAGCGGGACACTTACACAAGCAGCCGTTGCGGGAGTGGCTACATTTAGTGATTTGAGTCTTGATGTAGTCGCAGACGGGTATACACTAAGAGCCGAGGGAGTCTGATTGTGAGCGTTTTAGGAACAACCAGTACGAGTTTTGATGTGATTCCCCTATGGGGCACGTGGCATACGACAAAACATTCCCCCCTTGTAACTTTATCTGGTGGAAATCTGACTGCAACATATGCGTATCCTGCTCTTGTGGCCCCAATGGCACCAGTTCTGTCTACTGCCTATGCCTCAACCGGCTATCGGTATTTTGAGTTGACGCAAGGATTTTATACCCAACCTTTAAGTTTTTCTGGATTTCGTCTTGCCTACATTGGTATCGGCCCTGTTCAGACAGATGCAGTTGCAACACAGAATCCTCCCGTTTATGCTGTCGGAGCAACAAGTGGTTACCCTCTTTATGGGACAAGTTACGCCTTTCAGGTCTTAAACTCGCAACCAGGGGCAAATGCACAGCTTTCCAAAACAGCAAGTAACAGTGGGGCCACAAGTCTAGGTAATTGGCCGGTCACACAAACTGGAGATGTTTTTGGACTCCTTGTCGATTTTGAAGTAGGGACTATCGAATTCAGACGAAACGATACGGTGATCGGATCGTTTACTGGACTGTCCTTGGGCGACACTCCACGCGCCCCCCATTTGAGTTTTCGGCCTTCGACCGATCTTTCCAGTCCCGAAGAACCTGAAGATGCAACATATACCGCAAATTTCGGAGCCTCTGCTTGGGTTTACACGCCACCGGCTGGGTATACCGGCTGGTACGAATAAAAGGATACTAAATTATGGCCACTTTCCGAGAAGCAATGACTGCAATGTTGCAGGCAAAGCAGGCGAACCTTGACCCAGAGACCCAACGGGCGTCTTTTGACCAAATATGGAATCAACAGAATGGGTGGTCTCCTGAGCGGTTGGCCCAAGCTGACGCCATGTTTTCCAGGATTCCCCCTGACCAACAACAGCAATTTGCCGAGGGTGCCTATTATCTCCAAGGCTGGCCAGATCAATTAATGGCGGCTCTTGGAAGTCCAGACCCTACTCAGGCGCTACAAGCCACAAAGGCGAGTGTTGATCAACGATTGACTCAAGCTCAATCTGAATACGAAGATGCCAGCAGTTGGCAGACGCACCTTCAGCATGGGCTGCCATTCATCGCGGCTGGTTTAGGTCTTGCCGGGGCTGGCGGGGCATTTGGCGCTTTCGGCGGTGGTGGGAGCACAAACTCACTCTTTGGTGCAGAGTCATTCTTACCGGAACTTGGGGCAGGTGGGGGCGTGGGCGAAGGAGCCTTCACCACAGGAATGCAGGGATTCAATGATTTTGGGGAAGTTGGTGGATGGTCTTCTGAAGCTGCTGGCGGTGGGACAGACCCGTGGTCAATCGACATCCCACCCGACAGTGCATATGGAGGAACAGATTGGGCAAGTCGAGCACAGGTTGGTGGGGCAGAGGATATGTTCAATCTTGCCGGTTCAGGATCGGGTGCAGGTGGAGGGGGTGGAAGTGACTTACTTGCGACGTTAAAGAATTGGGGAATTACCCCTGGTCTTGCTGCGTCTACAGCCTTAAACCTATTCCAACAAGGGCGTCAAGCAGATGCGTTGAAAGAAGTGTCTAATCAAGCCTTTCAAAGTGCTCCTATTAATCAGCCTCAGAGAGCACCCTATCAAGCAAATCTGATGAATCTCATGCAGAACCCAAATGACTTCTTTGCATCCAACCCACTGTTTAATGCCCAAAAGGATCAGGCAACACAGGCATTTGAGGCTCAATCGGCCAAACGTGGAATGGGCGGAACCACTATTAATGATTACATGCGTAACATCATGAACACGGGGGCGAGCACATTCTTTGATCAAGGGAACTTGCTTGCCACGCTTGGGGGATTTAATCAGGGTGCGGGGAATGCCGGTGCAGGAACACAGGCTGGAATCGCAGCGGCTAATGCTGGTTCTAACATGATTACTGGCTCTATCCCATTGGTGAGTAATGTGGCCAATAGTCAAGGGGCTTCCGATGCTTTTGCAAGTCTCTACGATTTCTCTAAACCAAATCCAATAAGTGGGTCCACCATCTCTCCGGCGTAAAGGATAGTATATATGGCAAATGATTATATCAACCCGTTTTCTGCAATGGACCCCGGCATTGTGGCTCCGGGAAAAACGGCCATGGAAGCATTTCTTGGCTATGAAAACCGGCAAAAAGCGATGCCCTTTGTTGATCTTGCTCGACAATCACAAGAGCAGTCATTACAGAAACAACAACAAGAAATGCAGGAATGGTCTTCGCCAGAGGCCAGCAAAGCTCGCATGTCTGGATATGGGGCCAAGACCACCCAGAACCAACAAGTTATTGATCTTGGACCACAAGAACTTGCCACTAAGCGCAAGACATTGGAAGATGAGTATCGGGCCAGTGGGATTCTGACTGACGAGAAGATGGCCAAGGCAAGGCAGTATATAAATGATCACTCGTATCCCGCCTATCAGGACTTCACGACATCCCTTGCCGGACTTGGAGAGCACCTAAGTTCCCTTCCTCCGGGCACCCCACAGTCTTTCAAAGACAATCTAATCAAACAACTATACCCGACGATGGTGCGAGATTGGCAGACCAAGCATCCGAATGAGAAACTACCCGCCCATCTGCAAAACTTTGATGAGCAGACGATGCCACAAATTGCAATGGCCACCTACAAGAATAATCTCTATCTGGAACGGCAAGCAAAAGAACGTATTGAAAAGATGAAAGAGGAATCAGCCGAGAAACGGCAAAGAATGTCTTCTGGAGCCACTATTGAAGCGGCCCGCATCTCCAATCGAGGGGCGATGGAACGTGAAGAACTCAAATCGGGAAGTAAGGATGAGGCTTCAAGAACTCGTCGAGAGATAGCAATCGCTAAAACTGCCACAGATTTCTTAGCAAATGACATTACCTTTATGACCGAGAAAGACCCGGCCATTCGGCAACAGAAGATACAAGAAGCAAAGGACTTTGCCGAGAGTTTTCACGGGAAATCAAAAGAAGGCCCCGTGCTTCCAGAGGCTGAGGCAAAGGAAATCAAGACATCCGCCGAACACGCTGCCCTTAAAAAAGGCACTAGATATAAGTATCAAGGTAAAATTTACATCAAAAAATAATGGCTAACATATTTGGTGATGCAGAGATACCCGACAAAGAGGATGTAAATCCTTTTGGGGATTCTCTTGAACAGGAACCTCAATTCAGTTCCACTCCGCAACAACCTGGGATATTAAAGCAGATTGCTGGGGGTGCTCAGGGATTACTTGAGTTCGGTGCGGCGATTCCGGGAGCTATCGGAGGCACAGGTCTGGCGGCAGGACATGCGCTCATGGGTGAGGACCCACGCATTGCGTTAGAGGGCCTCCGTGGGGTCATGGAAGAGACCAACCTTGCCAAGAAGGTTCTTCCAGATGATGTTCTCAAAGAACTCCAATCTACCTATGGTTACAAGATTGGAAGTGCTCCAGCAGAAGCTATTGGGAAAGTGTTTGAGGGACTGGGAAAACTAGGGGGATGGGGAGCGGCTCTGGTTGGGGCAAGCAAAGACACAGCGGAAAAGACTGATGCCTATACTCAACTCGTTGCAATGGCTCTTGGACTTGCTGCACCAGGAAAAGGGAAATTTAAAGGCACGCAGAAAGAATACTTTGATCTGCATGATACGATCCTCAAGGGTGATCCAAAATGGGATGCTGCTTCTAAAAAAGCCCAAGAAACCTATCCGAAGGAGGAAGTAAATCCCTTCGGAGACAAACCAGTGGACCCAGGGATGCGTGCTCATGCTGAAGATTTGGGATTTATGCCTGAAGCACTTCCACAATCCCCTTATAATATCCCCGAGGCTGTTAAACGCCAGATTGAAGAGGAACACAACCCAACTAATGCTCCTGAGACTCGTGTTGAGGGTCAGGGGGAGCTTTTCACAGGCAGGGGAGCACTCACTCCCGATGAACTAGCCGCACGTAGGTTTGTGACGGCAGAGGAAGGGGCTGGAGCCAGAGATCGTGCCCAACCAACAGAAACCCGCTTTGAGATTGGCAGGGAGGCAGAACATCCGATTGCGTCAGCAGATTTGGTCGAGACTGGTGCTGGCCGTAGGCCGTCTGAAGAACTTCCATATACGCCAGAACCGAGACCGGAAGTCCCGATTTCTCGTATTAACCCAGATATAATTGCCACCAGGGCTGATGCCTACTATAAAGCGGCAGAGGACGCCCTGAATCGTGGGGACAAAACTAAAGCAGAAGAGTATTTTAAAAAGGGAGATGATTTATATACGCAAGAACAATCTCTGAGAAGGCGGATATCAGATTTTGATATTCCTCGAAAAAAACCTAAAGTTAAGTTATCTGATATTCCAAAGAAAGAAGAACCTCAATTTTCGTCTTCGGATACTGCGGCGACTCGGCTTCGTCAACAACAAGAGCAACAACTTGCAAAACAACAAGCAGAAGCCATCTCCCGAAGGGATCGACAACTTTCCCAAGACACAGTGGAACCAGTGCGTCGTGCAAGAGAACCCACACGAAATTGGTTGGAACGCTGGCAAGCCTGGAAACAGCGTAATGCAACTGGTGGAAGAATGAGCCATCGAGGTCAGCGTGGAATGGCCGTAATTCCCTTTGGAAAGACCGCTGAACTGATTCGGGATAAACTTATTCCACGAATCGCAGAAATCTCCAAGAAACTTGACAATATTGGAGAAGCTTTCAAACGGGGTCAGATTACGTCTGGGGTCTATTACAAACGACGTGAAGAACTTCTCCATGAACGCACGACCCTAAATCAACGGAAACAGGCATCTGAAGATGTTTTGTACAAAGAACAAAATCCCGGCTACAAAGGGATTCACGACACGCTTGCAGAAGAGGCTCTGCAAAAGATGCGTCTTCCAGTTAATCAGGGTGGGCAAGTCCTTCCCTTTGTCCCTCTGAAACAACGTGGAGCTATTGGAGATTGGGATCGTAAGATTGCCAAGAAAGGGCTTACGCAAACCGCGCTTGACATGAAGCGGGAGATCAGCATTGAGAAACGAACTCTCGCTGAAATCGTGCAAGAAGGAAAGGAACTTGACCCCAAGATCATCCAGGACATCGCCCCGGAGTCAGAGGGGAAGATCATGTCTGGATTCAAACGGGGCATGTCGCATCTCCTGATTGACAGAACAATGGCAAGATTATCGCGTGAACGCCCTGGGGCAAGAACCCTGATCAAATGGGAAACCGATCACCGTGCTGCTATTGACAATCGCAAGGACGTAAGTATCCGAGATGCCCTGCTGGAAGGTCTCACGCCCCTAAAGAAAGCCAACATCCCAGAGGTAAGAGGAATGCTGGATGTTTGGCAGAAAGCCATTGGGGATGCCCCACTAGGTCGGGAAGCATTTAAAACGGAGAAGCAGTGGCAGCAATTCCAGACCATCCGGAGAGTATATGACCGAATTCACAAAGACGTGACAGCAACCCGAGAGAGGTTTGGCCGTAAGGCTCTTCCTTGGATTGACAACTATATGGCTGCGATTTGGGAAGGCGACTATCGCGTAAATATCTTTGATCAGGCCGGAAACAAGGTTGGCACATTTGGCATGAAAACGGAGATTGGTGGAAATCGGCTTGCAAAAGCATTCCGCAAAGAGCATCCAGAACTCAAGGTTGACGACGCCACTCATATCCCTGAACGAGAGCAATATCACGACTTGACTGCTTTTGAAGAAGCCATTCGTATCCATAAAGGCGATTACGCGGCTACTAAAGCTCTCCAACAAACCTATTCCCGACTGCTTCAGACGAAGGGAATGGGGGCACATGGGCTATTCCGGCAAGGCGTATTCGGGTATCTGGGTATGGAACCGGGGAAACTGGGTGTAAAGAACTTCCAGAAAGCCTTTGAGGTATACGTGAAACGGGCCTATAATCACATTGCCAATCTGGAGAAGAATGATCTTGCTGTGCAACTGGACAAACTCCCGCCCGAGATTGCGGATAAACTGCCAAATACCATTGACTATCTACATCAAGCCCTAAATCTGGCCAAAGGTGTAGATATTGCCTGGACCAAGCAATTTCCGGATAAGGCGTTTGAAGAACTCGGTTATATGACAGGGATTGGACGCAATTTCGCCAGGAACGCGATTTCAGAAGTTGCCTCAGTGGCCTCTATCGCTACGTTGTCCACTGTGAGATTTCTTTCCGTGCAACCCCTTCAATACCTAAATGCAATCCCGAAATTGTTGCAACTCAAGGGGCGATTGCCCGATGCACGAACAATGTCTGTGTCCATGCTTAAAGGACTTCAGGGGATGCTCATTCCGGAAACTCGGGATGCTATTCAGCATGAACTTATTACCTGGGCAAACAAGAATGAGCAACTACAAGCCGCTCTAGTTGATATGGCAGGACTTAGGGCAACTGACCCGACTACTTCTTCCACCAGTCGTATTGGAAATGCTGCACGGGTTATTCTAGGATCAGTTGAAAAACATACAGTAAGAACACCAGCATTGCTGGCGTTTGAATATGCCCTGCGGGATATCACTCCCAACAAGATCGAGAGATTTGAACAGGCCGCTGCTCTAATGGGCTACGAGATGGTGACATATGATGCCGCAAGCACTCCAAGAATCTACGGAGAACTCGGTCTAACTGGAGAGGCTGCAAAACCTCTTAAACAGTATAGTCATAACACGTGGGGACGATTCTTTGAGTATATGCAAGGAGCTAAAAATCACATGGAGTTCGCCCCTCTTGCGGGATATATGGCGACTCAGTGGGGAGTCGGCGGTATCCGTGGACTCATTGGGATAGCAGAGGCTACCTTTGCTATTACGGCGGTCAATGCACTGTTCAGTTTGGACATTCCGACACCAGAACAGTTATGGTTGAAACACGGACCAGCTAACAACAAAGTGGCTAATGCCGTTCTATTCGGGATTCCTTCAACTCTCTTAGGTTGGGATGTTTCCGGAACACTCACTGCACCGAACCTTCCACAGATGTTTGGGGTATTTCCCATCGAGATAGCGAGTAGGGCGGTCTACGACTCTTTAAAATTCGCGGTAAAGTATCTACACGGCACAAATACGGATGCTGATTTATTGCAGGCATTACAATCATCCTCACCAGCAGCCATGCGAGAGTTCTGGTCCGAGATGTTTTCCGAGCCTGGAAAACCAGTGCCCCATGCAGGGGCTGGCATGGAGGGGAACTATGTCCGAGACCCCCTGGAGAAAGGGGTTGCTGCCATCTTCAATATGAAATCTATTGCAGAGGCTCGGGCAGATGAAGTTATGCGGCAATTCAAACAAATGTTTGCCAGAGACCTGGATCAAAAACAAACAGCCATTCGTGCGATCACAGATCGGGTGTTAAAACAGGAGCAAATCACTCCCGAACTTATGAACAAGTTTATTGCGGAGGGAGGCAATCCTAAGAATCTCCGACAAGCAATCAAACAGGAAATGATCAGACGATCATTACCTTGGATGGATCGTCAACTTATAGGCAAAGAGATGACTCCACAAAAGGCCCACAAACTCCAAATCATGAAAGAGGAGCTAGACCGGGAGTTCAAACGTCGGCAAGAAGAGAAATCTTCGGGAAATGTTCGTCAAATGGCTCAGGGGGATGACACTGCATCCCTGACTGGTCCCACGAAAGGAATTACAGATTACATGAGCAACTGGCCGAAAGACGGGAAAACACCCTTCATGGGCCGTGGCCAAGGAATTGTGGGGAATCAGGGAGGTATCCGACCCAATCTGACGAACCCTGCCGCATCTGAATACCAGGAACTCCGTAGACGAATTCTAGCAAGACAAAGGACTATGTAAGTATGAATAACTTTATGACAGCAGTTCAATTTCTGATTGACCCACAGGACGGATTCGACGCTGAAGGTGGGTATGTGAATGATCCCAATGATCCTGGTGGAGAGACCAACTACGGTATCAGTAAACGATCACACCCAGATGAGGACATTAAAAATATGACCCTCGCACGGGCAATCGAGCTATACAGAGAGCACTACTGGGATTTCTATGGTCTAGATAGACTTGATCTTCCGTATTGCATCTGTGTAATGGATGCCCATGTGCAACACAGACCAACGGTTGTCGCCCAATTTCACGCTATTGCTCAGGGCGACTGGAAACTATTTAATGCTACTAGGAGAGAGTTCTATTTGCGGCTTGTCCAAAAGAATCCCCAGAGAAACACCCGATACAAAAATGGGTGGCTCAATCGCATGAATTCCCTTGACAAGTTCTGTGAGATATCAATCCAGAATCAACTCTAAATTTTTACAACCTTGTAAAAAGCAAAAAGCCCGCGAAAGCGGGCTTTTCTTTTGGTGCAGGGTTAGTGCTTACTGTGCTTGAGTAGGTGCCGGAACAGCCGTAGACGGAACACTAAAGAACTCCTGCTCCAGTCCTTTGATCAACTCGGGGAATTCCCTATAGGTCCTAATCACAGGCATTTGTCCACCATCAGAACTACGGACGATAAACGAACTATCTGACGCTTGCAAAACATTAAGTTCTTTGATTTCTTGACTCACTTTAAGGTGCCTTTCTTATTTTAGTTATTTTTTGAATCATGGCCAACGGTCTTCCACATACATTATTTAGATTTTTACTTTCATCCCATGAGCCTGCAAGCATCACATCACCTGCTTTATTCTGCCCTACAAACACACCGCAGGTCCACGCATCACAGGCCGAATCCGACACCACATTGTCTACCGATATCCATCCTGGATTCCTAGAGTAAGCATCATGCCAGTAGATAAGCAGGATATCCCCAACTTTAAGATTTTTTGGTAGGCGCTTCAACCTTGGGTTGCTCCTTTAAATAGAGGACATCAACTGGTCCTTTGGTATAGTCATCCCATTCACAACACTCTTTCACGGCTTCTTCTGGCGACATTCCGATCTTCCGCATAAACACAAGAGCAAATTTACTCCCACTACCAATGCTATAATTATCATCCTTGACTTTCATTCTCACAAGATGCTTATCCCATAACCACAATCCTGTGGGACTCAGTTCAAGAACGTCGAAGTCTACATCCTCTATGTCTTTTGGCCCCCAGTTTGGTTTTTGTTTCTGATTGAATCCTTTCTCAGCCCACTCAATAAATACATTCCCGAAGCAATCTCCAGCAAGACCATAGATACTTGTTCCTATCCGGAATATCTTCGGTGCGGAGAATCCTTTTGCCCCTTCCCAAGAGACTTGAGAATCCCCTGCCATCATGGTTCGGTCTGTCGCAATTGTTGTCATTCGATCCTCTCAAACACACTAAACAGCCGGATACGATTATTAAACCCGCAAAGAATCCCAACTGCCGCAATGAACTTAGTTCGAGCAACTTTCGGTAAAATGTATCCGATAGTGCCTACTCTCTGGCCGACTTCTAATGCAGCTATAGCATTTCGACAAAGTTCGTTGGCAGAAGGAAATACTGAGGGTCCAGGACTGTATTTAGCAGCATCCTGCTCTGTATACGGGGGGTCAATTAGGATTGCTTTAAATCCAACAGGGAAGGCATCACGGGCATCCTGAAGATAGTCTGGTTCTGTTTCAGGGGCAAGGTCTAATGTCTTGTCGTTTGGTCCGAAACCCCCACGATAGGGGTAGGACTTTGCCATTCCTCCACAGACATGAAGCACAGGCTCATTTATGGTTGCCCCAAGAAGTGCTCTTGCTCGCTCGGGGAAACCTCCAAGATAGGCTCCGTAATACTTCTTCCCATCCTTAAGTTTGGCCCTTGCCAAAAACCACACATCAGTTATCGGTCGGTAACTCATCATCTTCCTGTGGAGATTCGTCGTTAATAAATGTGTCTAATCTACCACTTAGCCAAAGTGCCTCCAACTGATCCTCAAAAGTCTCAACCAAGTCGAAGGAACTAAGTTGTAGCAACTCAACAAGTTCAATCTCGTCTTTCCGAGTTGCCAGAAGTTCTTTCACTTCGCTGAAACGGATAGTGGTCATGGTATATTAGTGCTTTCCAGCCTCCGAACCATTGCCAACTTTCTTATCGAATGATCGCATTACTCCCAAACCTAGCATACCAAATAGTATAGGCAGCATGTCGGCAAGTTCAAGTTTGGGAAGTTGGTTGAGTTGTTCTACCATTGTCTCGGTGCCAAATGTGTACACAGCAAACATGAGAAAAGGAAGAATCACATAGGAGTAAGCAAAAGATATCCCGCAGGTCCAGCCAATCCAGGGTCGCCATCCGGCCACAAAGATACTGGTGGATTTGGCTTCTTCAATGTTAGTTTGAATTTGGAGTTTTGCAAGATCAGTAGCCGCAACAAGTTCTGCCAATTCTCCGGTCTGATGCATCCTGAGCAATTCGAGTTCAGCAGCTGCTTTCTTCTCCGGATCAGGAAAGAAGCGATTAATAAGCGATTTACCAATCTCTAAGATTGGTCCAATAAAAAGGGGATTCATAGGAGTTCGATCACTTTCTTATCAGTTGTTGGGGTTGCCTGTCTTTGTTTCCATTTGCCCCCCTTAATACCACAGAAGTTCTCATTAGAACGGCACACTTGGCACATCAGGGGTTCCCCAGTTACCGGATCACCCAAGTCAGGATTGATACAAACATGCGCCATACCTACCTGATTAGGTTGTGGTCCCATCTGTATGGGTTTCCTTTCACAGAACTGGCAATTTATACAAGTTTTCATAGATAGATAACCTCTAAATTGAGTGCTTCAGCTAATCGTTTCTCAGCCGTTGCCCCCTTGCTTGTTTCCCATCCAGGAAGGAGGGCAATTGCTTCGGCATGACGGCAAATAAAAATACTGTCGGCTTCAAGAGCCTCACGCAGAGAAAATTGAATATTCGGATTGATCTCCTCAAGTTTTCCATTCGAACTCGCATAGACCTCAATCCCGTATTTCTCCACGTCTCTCCTCGCAGGATTGAAGACCTCATATCCCGCAGCTTTCAATTTTTCTTCTGCGGCGAAGAAGGCCGGGAAATTAAAATCTGGGATTCCCCGCATAGGTCCCGCTAGATATACCTTCTGACCAACAAAATGTGGTTTTAGACTCAACTGGAACTCCTTTTGTGTAAATATTCGATCCCACCCTTCTGTGTATTCCTTTGACGGCGGTTTACTCCGGATAGACATCGCCGTTTTCCCGAATCTTTTTCTGTTCGTAGGGAACTGCCACACGCCTGTAGAATTCTAGTTTAGCTCCCTCTAATGCCCCTAGAACATCATTCAATTCCTGATATCGCCATTCCCCATTATGCTCTTTTCTTGCTTGCAAATACTCTATACACAAAGCAGTGATTGCAAAGTTTAGTTCTCCAGCATTTAGGGGGGCCGATTTAGGAGTTAAGAATTTGCGTGCATCTTTCTTAATGTATGGCATTCAACTCATTCCTTATTCCGTTAATTAACATTGCTGTATACCAGAGTGAGAGAAGAAACACTCCCCATTGCCCGGATTCCCAACTTACATAGACCCAAGCTGGTTCAATGATTAGATTTACAACAAATCCCCTCAGCCTCCACCGAGGAACGGACAGGAGCCATATCGACAAGGCCGAGCCGACTAGGATTATTGCCTGAAGGATATTTGTAACGATCATCTAAATCTTTACGATGTTTAAGATGCCAAGAAAGAAACATAACGCAACAGCCCAAGTGATAGACATGGCCTTTGCCTGACTCCACATCAACATCCTCCCCCCGG